TTCCTTTTAAATCACCAGTAACACGCGTGAGCGTTTCAGGGAACATTATGTTTGATCAGGATTCACGTATAGATTATTTTACTAAAAAGGAATGAAAAATATGAAATATAAAATAAAAGCCAAGGACGATGAGCAAAAGGCCTATGATGACATCTTCGATCACGCCATGCATATGTTGGACGAACATCAGCTGCCAGTGGAACTGATAGCGAGTACGTTGATGGCCATTGGCCAACGTCTCTATCGAACACATCTGAATGATCGAAGCTATCATGCCCTGATGGATATCATCCGGGATACAGACGTCGAGCCCTACAACATCAAGAAGGAAAGGCTCCATTGAAGGACTGGATCTTACATTTCGTAGAGCTGTGGTCCGGGAAGCTTCATAACTGGGCCTGGGACCAACGCTGGAAGAAGCGGGATCCTGACGAATGGATTAAAGGATACAGGAAATGGAAAAAGACAAGGTGGCCACACAACTAATGGTTCAAAGTCATCATTATCATACGCCCCTAGACTATGAAATTCTAGATAAAGAAAAACGATACGTTCGTATCCGGCCTTTAAGAATTGGATACGGAAAAGAAGATCACCGGTTAATTTGTTGGAAAGAGACATTTGGCGACGGGAAGTATCATACTATTGAATTAAAGATCGACGACTTTGACTTTTGGATTAAAAGAAAGTATCTGGTTCGTGGTCCTTTTTCTCGTTCAAATACTAAAGATCGTTGGGTATGGAAACAGGGATTTGAACAAATGTTGCTTAACGCGCACACCAAGCATAATAGATGGAAAAACAAATGGTTAAAAAGTATAGGGAAGAATGAAGAAAAATAAAAAATTTAATTATGTCCGTGGTACACGGTCCACGGATCACGGCTCACGGACCTACCAGGTCGATGGATCTAATTTGCCTTCGGTCACGACTATTTTATCACGGACCAAGGACCAAGAGTATTTAAAAAAATGGAAAGACAAAGTCGGACATGAAGAAGCGGAAAGAATATTCAACCTGTCTAGTAGACGGGGTACTACCATGCATAAATTTCTGGAGAAACATATCGAAGGCACAGGCTACGAGGACCTTACACCCATTGGCGCTGAAGCTAAACCGATGGCGCAAAAGATTATTGACGTAGGCCTCTCTTATGTTTCACAATATTATGGAAGCGAAGTGACGCTTTACTACCCGGACCTTTATGCAGGGACCACGGACCTTGTGTGTAGGCACAATAATCTCGATACCATCATTGATTTTAAACAGGCTAATAGGCCCAAAGAGGAGGAGTGGATTGAAGATTACTATCTGCAAATTGCAGCATATGCCATGGCCCATGATTATATTCATGGCTCTAACATTGAACAAGGAATCATAATGGTATGTACTCCTGACCTATATTACCAAGAATTCAAGTTTTCCGGCTTTACTTTAAGGGACTGGAAACACAAGTTTTTAAAAAGATTAGATGCTTACTATGAATTGACAAGAGATCATAAAGAAGAAGCTCAAATTAACACAGGAGAATTATTAAAAGAATTTGAGAAAAACAAAATTAAGGAATAGGGCCCGCCATCCACAGGGTTTAATGGAATCCTGACCCAAGCTAGCTCAGTGCGGTTCACCCTTATTCATAACGCTGAGTGAGCACCCATGAAAGGAGAACAATGACAAGAGAATCAGGCACGATAAGGGAAAGAATCTATAAGGCCTTAGTCGCACGCTATACAGGCGATCAAGAAGATGCATTAGTTAAGATTGATGCTCTTCTAAGAGGGGATGTTGTACCAGGGCACTATGCCCTAACGGAGGATATCGACAAGCTTTTAGATAAAGCTGCTCACGCATCTGAAAAGATGGCAACATTAAGGCGACATTATGGCACAAATTAGGCAACCAATGGGGGGTCGCAGAGGGGTCGCAGAGGGGTCGCACGGGTGTCGCAGCGACACCCTAAAGTGTCGCAAATCGATCAAATGAACAAAATTCGGGATTTTGGAGTCAAATGCGACACCCTTGCGACACCCTTGCGACACCCTTGCGACACCCTTGCGACACCCCCTTATTTCGATTATTCCTTTACTCTAATAACAATAATAAGAGAAATTTTACTTTTTTGCGACACCCATATGGATTTTCGAGCGCGGATAAGATAAAATTATTATCCTGTATAGAGGAGTGAATTGTGGCAACAATATGGCAAAGAAACGTAAAAAAATTAAATATCGTCACGTTGTAATTAATAAGAAGAGATATTATTTTTATAAAATCTCTTGGATTGATATTACCGGAGATGCCGGCCATGCTACGGCGGAGGAGTTTAATAAGTTCGAATGTTCTAAGATGATTACCTTTGCATATGTTTATAAGAAGACAAAGAAGTTTATTTGGACCTTTAGTAGTTACGATACAAAGGATGAAGTGTTTTCAGATAGAAATGTTATGCCCGTTGGGTGTGTATTGAAGTTGGAGAAGCGAGATGCATGATGAAGCTGAATTCGGTGTTGACGATATTAGTGAAGAAGAGTACAACAAATTAAAGGAGAAAACTATGCCAAAGAAAAAGAAAAAGAAAATAATTAAGAAGAAAAAGAAAAAATCTACAAAGAAAAGGAGGTAACATGCCAAAGAAAAAAAAGACAAAAAGTCGAAAAGGTAAACAATTTGGTGGTGGAATTAATCAACCCTTAGGTGGTGGAATTAATCAACCATTAGGTGGTGGCCGTATGCCTATTAGACCTGTTGGTTTTAAGCACGGTAAAACAGCCAAGAAAAAATAGTGTGGAATCCGGATAAGGTAATAATTATAACTTTACTAGGACTGAGTGTGGTGTTAATTTATTGCCTTGTCTCGAATGTTTATTAGATGTGGATATATCTTTCTTTAATTTTGGTAGCTTTCGTGGTTTCCTATTGGTTGGGTTACTGGTTGGTGTAACATTTAAAATTGGTGCGTAATCGTCTAAAATTTGTTTCATTTTCGCTTCTAGTTCTTGCTCTGACATATCTTCTAATTTCCCATGTTTTATTATTTTTCGTTCTATGTATAGTCCTGCTGCCTTTCCTCGATTTGTTTCGGCGTTTACTGCAGAGGAAAAACTTCCTTTCTTTAAGGCAAGCTCCTTTATCCGGGATAACTCGGCCACGTGCCCATCATAACTCACAGCAAATTTTTTAAGTCTTTCTTCTTTTAATTTTCCTACATGTTGTACTACTAAAGGACTCAGCTTAGGATTCATGAGTTCTGATCCTTCTGATCTTGCCCTCTTTGAACTATAGCCAGCTGCTATGGCTGCTTCACCCTGAGTCATAGGTCCATCTGATCCTCCGAATACTATAAACTCGGCGAATCTTATTTGCATTTCAGTTAATCTTTTAGGGACTCCCATATTTGACAATTTAAGGTAACATTGATAAAATGTCAACATGTCGAAAGAAAAAACAATACATGAATTAGCACAAGAGTTTCCTAATAAAACTTACCGGGAATTAGAAAAATATCGTGAAGCTGATCGCCAACAAGAGGCTGGTACTTGTATTATGGGAGAAGCTAGAAAAGATAGAGAAGAAATGAATCCAAAAATTAAAGAACTCGAGGAAGCATTAGCAAATGCTCTTGCTGTAAATGAATCACACCAAAAACTCAATGGGAAACTACAGGAAAGAGTGATTGAATTAGAAGAGGATAATAAAAAATTGTCACATCAGATTGAAGATAGAATTAATAAAATGCGAAAGTCAGGAATGTAATGTTGGTTAAAGACCTACAACAATATTTGAGTAAATTTACTGAAGCAAATGCAACTGGTACTCGTCAGGGGAATGCTATTTCTAATGCCATCGTCATGGTAGAAGTAAATGGTGAACTGCGTGAGGTTAGACGAATGGAAGTGCATGAACATCAAGCTCCTATCATTGGTCATTATGGACATACTGCTCATCGATTAGTGATGAAAACTCAGGAAGTTAGTAAAATACTTTTGCCTGATAAGCTTAAAGATGACTACTAATGTTCCTTTAAAAAACAGATGGCTCCTGAACGTAAATTATATCAAGATCTTAAAAAAAATACCAAAGGAATTATCTGGAATAGGATTGAAAACCTTAGCTTACTTGGTATGCCTGATGTGTTGGGCTACAATAATTCTGGCGTCTTTTTCACT